CCTGAGCCCGAGCCTCCGGCACCTGAGCCCGAGCCTCCGGCACCTGAGCCCGAGCCTCCGGCACCTGAGCCCGAGCCTCCGGCACCTGAGCCCGAGCCTCCGGCACCTGAGCCCGAGCCTCCGGCCGGCGTGCGCCGCTTCACGGTGGATTACCGATACCCCGCGACGGATTCGGACGCTCGCGCCAGTTTCCCCCGCTCCCAGCGGAGCGGCCGGGCGAACGCCTGGCACCACGCTACCCTCGAACGCGCGACGGACGGGTCGCAGTACATCGTGGAGTGGGGCGACGATAATCATTCGTCGTTCGGCCACAATTCTCTGCGAAAAATTCCGGTGCCGGCCGGTGCCCCGTCGGACCTATGGGCGTCCGACTGGCGCACCGATGTCACGGGTGGGCCCACCGTTGCCACCGGCATAAACGACCCGACGGGCGTCGCGCACTACAACAACCACCTGGAGATTTTTCACCCGTTTGAAAAATGGTGGCTTCGTGCCCGGGGCGGCCGGTACGAAATTCAGGATGACGTGCGGGCCGCTGTCACGCATCGCCCCCGGAAACGCCCCGACGGCGTGGAGGATTGGGCAGGGCCCGGCCTCGCCGACTTCTTGCGGGACGACTCGCGCGAGCAGTGGTGGAGCGGCAATGCGGGGAACGCCTGCTACAACCCGGCCTACGACTACAGCGAGCGGGCAGACGCATGGCTGGTACTGAACGGCGGTGTCGGCTCCGACTCGCCCGCGTCGGGATGCTGGGTCATAGAGCGCAACCCCGAGGGGCCGCAGCCCTGGCGCGTGCGCAACGTGGCCCTGCTCGACGCGGCAGAGGCGGGGTGGGTGCCGCGCTACCAGTGGCGCAACCACGCGCGATTCCGGGGGCGTAGCAGCCCCTGGATGTACGTGTTCGGCGGCCGGGAGCGGCAGGCTACGGCGTACCCGTTCCGCGGTATCCCGGGGGTCACGCTACAAACCATGTGGGGGTCCCGCTCGGCGCATCGGGTGAACATCGAAACCCTGGAGGTCGAACGGCTGCCCGACCTCCCCATGGTCATGATCGACGGGGCCGTGAGCTACGACGACGCCCTTGATGTATTCGTCCTCGCGTGCCGGCCGTTCTATGAGTACCCGCGGTACAGTCTGAGCGGGTCGGGCGTCACGGACGAACTGCGCGCGGAGTTCCCCTCCGAGCCCATCGATCCCTCCCGGAATGCGGTGGTGGTATTCGACCCGCGGACAGGGGAGTACCAGGACGTGACCCCGCCGGGGTTCGTGGCGCCATCCCACCCGAACGGGGGGTGGCGTGCGGATGACGGGTGGATCTACCTGCGGCACGGCTCGGCCACTACCCCGGCGCTACCCAATAACCAGTCTCAAAACTGGCAGTTCGGGCCGTATTGGGGCTTGCGGGTTAGGGAGGTCTGATGTAGGATTTTCACTGGCGGGCGGGGCCCGCCGGCCTAAGCTTCTCTCTGGTTCGCCCGGCTAGCGCCGGGCGTTTTTTTTTTTCACCCCCGCACATATCGTTCAGTCAGTAACCGCTGCAACGATTCCATCGTCATAACCCGGCCGCCCCATACCACCATGCATTGGCCTGTATCCGAGGTGAATACGGGCACACCGAGCGCGGCCCCCTGAGCGCGGCACGTCTCTGCCGGGGTTGGCTGAACCGACAGGACCGTAACCAGCCCGGCAAGCCCGATTGCGAGAGCGAGCGATACCCATGCCCCGTTGTTCAAGATGCGCCTCCGGTTCGTTGCTGGCGATTTAAGTATAGTCAAGGCTTTTTCATCCTTTCCGATACCGCAGGCCCCGCCAGCCGCCGGCCGCCCGAATGGGCCAATCGGCGCCCCAGGACGGGGCTGCGCCCATTACCCCCTCAAGTTCTTCAACGCTCCCCCACCCCTGCGGGACCTCCGCGCCGATTTCGTCGTGGACGTGCAGGACGATGGGATACCCCGCGGCATCGACGCGGAGCATTGCGCACGCGAGCCAGTCTCGCGCCGTTGCTTGTGTGACATTTTCCGTTAGCTTCCCGCCATACGTGCGGTATTCGATCCACCGGTTTACCGGGCCGTTTTTCGGGTTTGTGTTCCAACCCCAAAAGCATATTTTCGCCCGGCGCCCATACGGGCCGTCCTCCAGCTCGATGCGGGGATTGTGGTACGTCAGATACCCCCCCGACGGCAGCAGGCAGTACAGCGCGCCTCCGCGGTACACGTACCGGATGCTACGATGCCGGTACTCTGTACCGGGGTTTTGAAGCGCCCCGATGGCGCACCGTTCCAGCCCATACCACAGGTCCACGATGCGCGGGGACGCCTCACGCCACAGGCGGACGTTGCGGGCGATTTCATCATCGGCCATGAATTTGTCGGCGCCGAATTGCTTCCAGGCGCCGACCGCTCCCTGGTAGCCCGAAGCCAGCTCGGCGACCTTCCCGATTTTTTTACGTAGCGGATGGTGCTGCCCGGTCTCCTGCCTATGCCGAATGAATTCCTCGAACGGGATGCCCGAAATTTTCGCCGCCGACATTTCATAAATTTTCCCGTGGGTACGGAAAACCTCCAGGCGCCACTCCTCCCCGGCCAGTGCCGCGAGTACCACCGCTTCGATGGCCGAAAAATCGGATGCGATCAGGTCACGCCCGGGGGCCGCCCGCAGCATGCCGCGCAGGCAGCCGGCGACGACCCCGAGGGCATCGCCCCACCTGCCGGTGACATAGCGCCAGTCCCCGGTCATCAGGTCCGGGATGGCGGCCTCCATGCCGTCGATGCCCCACTCCAGGGGGGTAGGGTCGGGGGCGGGGCAGCAATACCCGCGCGCCCACCGTACCGCGCCGCACGCCCGGCAGCGTACGGTGTCCGGGCCGGAACCCGGTAGATTTTGCGGCTGGAGGTCGGACCCGGACCAACGCCGGGTACGCCCGGCCCCGCAGTACGTAAACAGATTGCGTATGCGGTTGTCATGGCCGGTCTGATGTAGCAGAGCCGGGATTTTTTTGACGCTGGCCGACGCCATCGCCGCGCGGATTTCCAGCACGCGGCGGGGTGTGCCGGTAATCGTGGGGTCCGCCAGCGCCCGCGATAGGTGTTCGTCGTCCAGGGATTCCAGGCGCACGCCCTGGTCGCCGAGCCATTGCAGGATTGCCGAAACCTGCCCCGGTCCCTGAATCGCGCCCCGGGTCACGTCGCGGATTTCCTCCGTGTAGGCGCGAGCGGCCTGCGTAATAATCTGCTGGCATGCGAGGGCGAGCGGCCGGTCAACGTAGATGCCACGGGTGTTGATCTGCTGATCGAGCCGGAATAGGGCGGGCTCGGGGATGGGGGGGCAGGCGTCCGATACTGCCCGCTGCGTCGCCACGTCCTGTTTGCAGTATGCATAAAGCCGGAGGTAATCCCCCGGACTAGCCTCCGGGCTAACGCTGCGCGATCTGTCGTTTTTCGTGGGGCGCCGCGGCACGGACAGCTTCCGCATGGCCGCGGCCCCGGCGGCGTCCTTCTGCTGGGCCAGGCCCAGTACCGCAGCCGCATTTTCCAGCGAACCCGGCAGACCCCAGGCCCGGGCTTGTGCCGCGGAGTCTGTCAGCTGCTCGCGGGGCAGAGTGGGCCAGCCCATCCGACGGTGTGCGACGTTCAGCCAGATGGCATACTCGAAACTGTCATTGTGCGCCCGGACCAGCCCGCCCCGCGCGATGTGCCGGAACAGGGGTTCCGGGGGCGGAAGCCCTGGCACCCATGAGAGATATTCCCCGGCCGCAAATCGATACCACAAGCACAGTATGCGCGTCGATTCATGCTCTGAGTAGGCCCAAGCGCCTACGAGGGGAAGCCCCCGCTTGGCGCTTGGGTGGTCCCCGAGCGGGGACCGGGGGGTGCCGGCAGCATCGAACCGAAACCCCGCTTCCGAGTAGGTTTCAAAGTCGATGTCGACGACAGACGCGGGGTCACGCATCGCCAGTGCGGAGGCGCTTCACCGTCTCGCGGGAGAGCGCGGCGTCACCGTAGGCTACGTCCAGCAACAGGCACACGGGCGCGGGACAGGGGCGCCCGCGTTCGTAGCGGCTGCCGCCGGACTGAGTGACGCCGAGCCTGCCCCAAAATTCGGACTGGTTGAGGCCCGTAGCGTGGCGAACCGCGAGGGGGTCAAAGGTAGATTGTGCCATTGTCATATCCTCCTATTGAGGGGCGCCCGGAGTTAGAAAGCCCCAGTCCGGGCCGGACGGCGCTGCACCGGGCTGTGGCGCCATCGTGGGTGCCGCCGGCATCGGCGGGGCAACAGCCGGAGCCTGGGGCGGCGCAGGGTATCCGGCCGCTGGATGATCGGCCGGAAGGGTTTGCCCGGGGGCCGGATACGCGGGGGAAGCTTGCGGCGGGGCAAAAGCCGGATACCCGGGGGAAGCTTGCGGCGGGGCGCCGGCCGGAGCCGGGGGCATCGCGGAGGCCCCCGCGGGCAGCGGCGCGGCCTGGCCGAAAATCCCCGCGGCGTCCGGGCCGCTGGAAATTTCCGCGCCGTACCCGCACAGCTGCACCATGTCGAGGTTCAGGTACATGCCGGGCGTCTGCAACGACCCGTTCCCGCGGACGCCGACATTGCACCGCACGTAATACCCGGTTTTGATTTGTGCCGGATCGAGCGGCTGCGGCGGGTTGCCGCTGTCGTAGCAGCGCGGGGGGAACCCCGACGTGAGACGCAGCACCATGCATCCGGCCCATCCCTCTTTGCCGGCGTGCGCCGGGGCGTCGCCGTCCAGCACCTTCCATGCGAAGTCCGGCCGTTGCGTTTCGTTGCCGCGCCAATCGGCCAGCGCCTTCGCGTGGATTTTCTGCCACATCGCCGCCGTCCCCGCGTTACGTTTTTCAAATGCCACCGCCATAAAATACTGCGGTCGGTCACGCTCGCGGCCGGTGGCGTCCTTTGTGTAAGGGGTGCCGGGGGAGCCTTGCACCAGCCGCCCAACCGGGGTTAGTAGAAATTCAGATTCGTTTGCCATAGCCACCTCAGAATGGAATGTCATCGTCGAAAGGGTTGGACCCCGTGTCCCGCTCCAGCCGTACCGCGGTAGCAGGCCGAATAATGTACTGGTCCAGTACCCTGTCATCCAGCCCGGCGGCCTTGAAGCGCCGCCGGGCCTCCGCGGGGGTCGCTAAACCGGGCGGGTCGCGGATCGTTACCCCGAACAGGTCGCCGAGAGCCCCCACTTGCGCGGGGTCGGTCCACCGGGATTTTCCCCGGCCGGGGGCAGCGGACCATCCAGGGATGAACCCCCCGCGTTCGATTCGCGCCAGGGCCTCCGCCTCCAGGGCCGCCTGTCGGTTTAGAAGCGACTCCACGGCCTCGTGCAGGATGACTAGCTCCTGGCCCATGGCCTCGTTGCCTAACCGCTCCGGCGAGCCAGTCATCCGGCAGTCGATGGCCGCCTCGGCGGCGCCCCGTAGCGCCGGGCAAGTTGCGCGCCCTGGACAGCCGGCACAGTGTGGCCCGGAATGCAGTACGGTGTCCGGGGCTGCCAGCGTTTTCACGAACAGATCGCGCCACGCCGGCAGGGATTCCGCTCGCATTTCCCACTGCCTCCAAACGCCCTGACGGTGTGGGGCGCGCGGCTGGTACACGTGGAACTGTACGGCGCTCGGCGCCTGCGGCAAGCCCGGCAGCAGACCGAGGGCTTTAAGCACCAACGCCGGGTTTCGCGCGACCTCCACGGGGCGGTGCCCATAGGCCAGCTCATATACCGTCAGCAGCCCCCCGGCGATGCTCGCGGCATGGACTGCGCCGGTAACGCCCGGGAGCGGCTCTACCGCTGCGGCTACCACCAGCGGCGCCCGGCCCACCCGTTCCCGCAGCGCCTCGCCGAAACGGTGGCCGTACTCCGTCACCTCTCGATCCGCCGATCCGGGCGGGGGGCGGCTGTGCGCTACCGCCATGGCGACGGCGAGCGCCTGGCCCGCCGGGTCGTCGGGGCGCGTCTCCGGCTCCGGGTAGACCCGGGAGCCGGGGCAGCGCGTCCATCGGGGCGCGGTGGCGATGCTAGCCACCGTAGGGCACCGTGTAGCCCTCTGCGATCTTGCGGGAGATGTCCGGCCAGGTGTCGGGGCGAGCCATGAGTTCCTGCGCGGACTTTACGCCGTGCTCGGACAGCAGCCCCATGATACCGGCATTACTCAAGCCCCCGCCGGTAATGGCCTTCGTGATCTGCGCCAACAGCCCTTCGTGCGTGATCTGCGGCGCGATGGGGGCCGCCGGGGCGTCCCATGGGAACGCGGCCTCCGGTTCGGGCGCGGCCGTCGGGGTGGCGGGCGCGGCCGTCGGGGTGGCGGGCGCGGCCGTCGGGGTGGCGGGCGCGGCCGTCGGGGTGGCGGGCGCGGCCGTCGGGGTGGCGGGCGCGGCCGTCGGGGTGGCGGGCGCGGCCGGTTCAGGCGCCACCCGGGCGCGCAGCTCCGAGAGCACGGCATTCAGGACCGTGGCCGCCACGCCGCGCTTCTGGCGCCACGTACCATCCGCGTTTTTCGAGCCGGTGCGACTGTGGATACGTTCGTCCCACGGCAGGCCCGCCGAATCCGCCCCAGAGGTATCCCCGGCGGCCCCGTCAGCGTCGCCGCCCTCCGATTCGGTCGGGGGCGGCTTGGGCGGGTCGTAATTCACGCCCGCTCCGGGCGCCTTGACCTCCTGGGGGCCGGCGAACGGCGGACGCCCCGTCCCGGTGAGCTCGGCCAAGGCCGCTTGAGCGTTGCGGATCACGTCGGCCACGGTGGCCCCCGCGATATGTAGCGTAATGGACATCGATCAATCTCCTATTTAGTGGTTGCATACCGGCGGGACGCATGCGTAATATACGGCACGTTTGACGGCGCGGTCAATAAAAACTTACGAACGATGACTAGTCATATTACGTTACGACCGCATCAAGCTGCGCTCATAGAGCAGACGCGGGCTGCCTGGGAGGCGGCACAGAGCGTGCTGCTACAGCTCCCGACCGGGGGCGGCAAAACGGTCATCCTCGCCCGCATCATCCGCGAGACCGCGGGCGCCGTCTGCGCCATCGCGCACCGCCGCGAGCTGGTGTCACAGATCAGCCTGGCCCTGGCCCGCGAGGGCGTACGGCACCGGGTCATCGGCCCCCGTGAGGTCGTTCAGTTCTGCGCGCGGTATCACGTGGAGGAGACCGGCCGCAGCTATTACGACGCGTCCAGCGCCGTCGCGGTGGCGTCAGTGGATACCCTGGTGGCCCGAGAGGCAGACCTACGCGCATGGGCCAGCTCAGTGCGGCTGTGGGTCCAGGACGAAGCGCACCACGTTCTCACCGGGAATAAGTGGGGCCTCGCGGCGGCGATGTTCCCCCAGGCGCGGGGTCTAGGTGTGACGGCCACGCCGGGGCGTGCCGACGGGCGCGGCCTGGGGCGTCATGCCGACGGCGTATTTGATGCCCTGGTCTCCGGCCCCGGAATGCGTGAACTGATCGGGCAGGGATACCTGACCGACTACCGGGTATTCTGCCCGCCGTCCGATCTAGACATGACGGGTGTACCAGTCAGTAAGACGACCGGGGATTTTTCGCTACCACAGATGCGTAAGCGGGCGCACGAAAGTCACATTGTGGGCGACGTGGTGGAGCAGTACCGACGCATCGCCCCCGGGAAACTCGGCGTGACGTTCGCGCCAGACGTTGAGCTGGCGGAGCAGATCGCAGCCCAGTATTGCGCTGCCGGCGTGCCCGCCGAGGCCGTGAGCGCGAATACGGACGACGCGACCCGCACGGGGGCGATTCGGCGATTCCGGCGCCGCCAGATCCTCCAGCTGGTGAACGTCGACCTGTTCGGCGAGGGTTTCGACCTGCCGGCTATCGAGGTCGTATCGTTCGCCCGCCCCACGCAGTCCTACAACGTCTATGCGCAGCAATTCGGGCGCGCCCTGCGGCCGATGGACGGTAAAGCCCACGCCATCGTTATCGACCACGTGGGAAACGTGCTGCGCCATGGCCTCCCGGACGCACCGCGGGTCTGGACCCTGGACGCACGCAAACGCCGGCAGCGGGAGAACCCCGGGGCCATCCCCGTTCGTACCTGCCCTGCATGCTACCTGGCCTACGAGGCCCACCGGACCGAATGCCCGTACTGCGGCGTCTCGCCGCAACGGGTGCCGCGCTCCCGGCCCTCCGAGGTTGACGGCGACCTGTACGAGCTGACCCCCGAGGCGCTGGCGGCGCTGCGCAGCCGGGCGGATGCGGTGCTGGCCGACACCCCACCGGAGCTCGCCCGGCTCCAGCACGGCAATGCCCCGGCCGCGGCGGTGCATGGGTACATCAAGGCCCACCGGCTGCGGCGGGATGCCCAGCGCGCCTTGCGTGACGCCATGGCACAGTGGGCCGGGGTGCAGCGTGACGCGGGCCTGAGCGAGCGGGAACGACATCGCAAATTTTTTCATGCGTTCGGCATCGACTCGCTAAGCGCGCAGGCGCTAGGACGGCCGGAGGCGGACGCGCTTCGGGAGCGCATTTTAGAGAGGATGGAAAAATGACGGGGGGGATCATGGGGGTACTAAACGACCACTGGGCGGACTTAGAGCCCGATCTACTGGCTGCGGGCGCCTCGACAGGGGAGGTCATCCGGCTGCGCGCGGCATTTTACGCCGGGGCCTTTGCCGCCGCGAGGCTACTCGCGGTATCTGAGGCATCGGCTGAATCCGCGATACAGGACCTCGGGGAATACGCTACCGGGATGTCGCACCGTGAACCCCTCCGCCCCCACTGAGTCGGAGGTCGCCGCCGCGATCCGCCTGGACCTGGCAAAACGCGGGGTCATCCTGTGGCGGAATAACACGGGGGTGGCGAAAAACGAGGCGGGGCGGCCCATCCGGTTCGGCCTGGCGAACGATTCGGCAGCCGTCAATGCGCAGATCAAATCCAGCGATCTAATCGGCATAGCGCGCCCCAGCGGGAAATTCGTAGCTATCGAATGCAAGCGCCCAGGTTGGCCGGGCGTTCGTACTGAGCGCGAGCGGGCACAGATGCGGTTCATCGCCGCAGTGCGCAGCTTCGGCGGGCTGGCCGGATTCGCTACTAGCCCGGCCGATGCCATGAGTATCATTGCTGGCGGTGTGGGGGCGAAACCGTGACCCGTCCGCACGAACGGATTATGCGGGCTGCGTATAACGTGGCAGCACAGTATGGGCCCGCGGGGATCACGCGGCTGCGCGTCGCCCGCCGCGCGAAATGCGCCCCGGCGCTGGTGTCGTACCACTTCGGGTCCATGGGCGGACTCATGACGGAGCTGGTGGCACATGCGGCAGCCCGCGGGGAGTGGCGATTCCTGGCCGGGGCCATCGCCATGCGGCACCCGTCGGCGCGCGATCTACCGGAGGGGGTACGCGCCCGGGCGTTGGCCTCTCTGACGGGGCCAGAGACATGACGGCGGAATACATCCTGTATCGCCTCGTATCCCGTGGAACACGGACGGACAAGCTGCCCATCTCCCCCCACACGGGCGCGGTATGTAACGCTCACGACCCCACACAATGGGTAACGCGGGACGCCGCCGAGGCGGTTCTGCCATTCCGCGACGCCAGCGGTATCGCCCTGGTGATAAACGGCGATTCGCAGCGGTTCCTGCTGGATATCGACCACGCTATCACCGACGGCACGCCCTCCCCCCTGGCTGTTGATCTGCTGGCGCAGTTCCCGGGCGCCTACGCCGAGGTGTCGCAATCGGGCGAGGGCCTACACATCATCGGCCGATACCAGGGGGCCGCCCCGCCCCACCGATGCAAGGACGCCCGCCTCGGGATCGAGCTCTACACGCGGGATCGTTTCGTAGCTCTGACCGGCACCAGCGCGCGGGGCGACCTGGACGCGGATTGCTCCGCCCCGTTGGCGACCGTGGCGCAGCGGTATTTCGCGCCCACCCCCGCGCCGATCCCCGCAGCCGACTGGACCCGCGGTCCATCTCCCGACTGGTCCGGCCCCCCGGACGACGCGGAGCTAATCCATATGATGCTGTCATCGCGTCCCGGCGGTGCCGCGGTGTTCGGCGAGCGCGCCACGCTGCGCGAGCTGTGGGAGGGCAACGCCGACGCGCTGGCGCGGGCCTACCCGTCCCCGTCGGGGGACGCGTATGACCGTTCCAGCGCCGACGCGGCACTGTTCGCGCACCTCGCATTCTGGACCGGACGTGATGCCGCCCGCATGTGGCGGCTGGCGCGACAGTCCGCCCTGGTGCGCGAAAAGTGGCAACGGGAGGACTACGCCCGCGCCACAGTACTCGGCGCGTGCCAGCGATGCGAACGAGTGCTGCATCAACGCCGGGCGGCCGATCCCATCCGTATACCTGCCGGTGGCCTGCTGATCCCACTGGACACGCTAACCGCCCGGCCGCAGGTGCTGCGGTGGCAGATTGCGGGAGTCCTGGAGCATGGTGTACTGGCGATGCTCCAGGGTGAGCCGGGGGCCGGGAAATCGTTTCTCGCCCTGGACATGGCCCTGGCCGTTGCGACCGGTACGGAGTGGCACGGATGCCGGGTAAATACCGGTCCTGTCGTGTACGTGGCAGGCGAGGGCCACGCCGGCATTGCCCGCCGCGCGAGGGCGTGGGAGGAGGACCGCAAAACCCCCCTAGCCGGCTGCCCAGTGCGGGTCTCGGCCCGCGCCGTCAGGTTCCTGTCGCCGGCCGACGTAGCCGAACTCACGTCGGAGATAGACGCCCTGAGCGCACCCCCTGCACTGATCGTGATCGACACGCTGGCCCGGGCGTTTATCGGCGGCGACGAAAACTCGGCACTTGATGCCGGGCGATTCATCGCGGAACTGGACGCGATCCGGGAGCGGTATGGCTGCACGGTGCTGGTCGTGCATCACACGGCGAAAAACACCGGGCAGGCCAGGGGGTCCGGAGCGTTCCGGGGGGCCGTCGATGTGGAGTTCAGTGCCCGCCGGGAGGATGACGCCATTGTACTGTCGTGCGGGAAGATGAAGGACGGCGCGGTGCCACCGGACTATGCGTTTCAGTTACGTGACGTGACGCTGCCGTTCGGATGGGTGGATGATGCGGGCGAGCTGCTGCGATCCGCGGTGATCGTACGGGGCGAGCCTCCGCCCCCGGCGCCCCTCCGGAACCGCAAGCTGCGCCCCAATCAGCAGTTCGCCCTGGACATCCTGGATGCTCTGCTCGTTCACGGGCAGCCCGTCACGCTCAAAGACTGGCAGATGGCCGCCACAGGGGGTCTGGAAGACGGAGGCAAGGGTGGGCTGCCCCGCGCCCGGTGGGCGGAGGCGCACCGCTCCCTGATCGAGGGGGGTCTGGCGCGAGTATTATCGGACGGGACCGTCACAATCCCAGGGTGGGCCCCCGACCCGGAGGCAGCCCCAGGGGCGGATTGCGGTTAGATAGGAGGTGCCCATGGGTAGATGACGAATGCGGACCGTAATTCGTTTTCACTTTACTAGGAGGCACCACCATGAAACTGATCGTTGCGGTAATCCTGGCCGTCCTGAGTGCGGCCGTCTCCCCTCTGTATGCCGCGTCGTATGACGATGGCGTTCGGGACGCTACGGCGCAAATCGAGGCCGCGGTGTTGTCCCTCGGCATCGACGACGCGCGCCTGCGCGAACTGTTCGACGCGCTCCGCCCCCCGCCGGTTACGAAATGCGTCGGCACACGGCGTGTGGGGCTGGTCATCGACTCCTGGCCGCGTACCGACAAGGCGGCGGCCGGCTCTGCCCTCGCCGGGTCGTTCGCGGAGTACAACAAACGGATGGTGGAGTCCGCCCTGCGGGACGGTGAGCCCATTCACGTGCATTCCCGCATGCGGTCCATGCCTGGGCACATCCTGTTCGCCACTATCGACGACGGGGCCGCGGCCGTCGGCTGTTCCCGGGACGACCTACTGCAATGGTCCTATTGACCCGGTAACCCCAGGTTAGTCACCGTGGCTAAAAAAATCCTTGACTCCATAGTCACGGTGACTATAATCGAATCGTGGCAAGCAACAGGGCCACCGCAGTAAATCCAATCTAATCTAATCAGGAGTGCATCATGGAAACCGTACATATCGCCGCCCTGGGCGCTGCCTCGGCGCTCGCCCTAGTGGTCGCATCGTGGCTGTGGCTGGAACGGCGGGCCGATGCGTTCCGTGAGCGTTGCGTCGATGGCTTGACCCTGGTCCAGCGTCACCACATGGACGAACTGATTGAGCTCGGCGCGCGGCCGGACCTCCCCCTGGTATTCCACCGGGATGGGCAAGGCGACCCGGTACACGTGGGGGTGGTGCGCTGGCCGGAGGGGTCTATCTCGATCATCGACGCGGAGGGACGCGACCGAATTGCAATGCTCAACGGGGGAGAATGACATGCGCATATCGACCGCAGTGCAATGCCTGACACGGTTCGGGAGCCTCGGGGCCCCGGTGGAAACATTCCCGCGGCAGTCGGTCATGGATCTGCTGGCCGGCGGGTATGCGCGGGTAACCCCTGCCCGCGGCGCCACCGACGGCGCCCGGTTGGCCGTGACATCGACGGGGCATTCGTTCCTAGCGATCTGTCGGGGGCAGATGACGGGGCGGGGGCGGCTATGACAATCGCGGAGGCTGCGGCCCATGAGGCGCTGCGTCGGGTGGCCCAGGAGCTGTCCGATACCTACGGTCTGCGGGTTACCGCGGTGCGATTTACCTGGATCGACCGTAGCACCGTCGGCACGCCCGGCCGGGGCGTAGTCGGGGAGATCGAGCTCCACACATCAACAGGGGGCACGAAATGATCCACCCTCAGCAACTATTCCGCGGGGCCGTGTGGGGGCTCCAGGGAGTGTCTCCAAAGATCGCCACCTGGAGTTCCCACACGAACATCCTCGGGTATCACGGGCCTCTCGATGCCCCCGATCACATCCCGGCGGGATCTGTCAGGGCGTTCCAGGGCCTCACCCACCCGCAGGAGCGCATTGTGATGCGGGAAGGATATAGATGAACGCCGAGCAAATAGCGTTTCACCGGGGCCTGGTGGCCGCCGTCATCCTCCAGGCCGTCCGTGACCACCAGGCGAACCTGCGCCAGATGCCCCCGGACGTGGCGGCCACACTGGAGCCCGCGCGGTGGGTATACAGCGACGACCGCCGGCCGTTCGGGTTCGTGTGGTGTTGCGCGCTGCTGGACCTGGCCCCCGGCGGGTTACGGGGGGCGTTGAATTCGCCCTGGACGATTTGGCGGACGGGCCGGTATCCCGTGGTGCGGGCGGGTTCGGTACGGTAATTATGATAACCGGGCTCATAATTACCGCGTTCATGACGATAATTATCGTCCGATTTTTCGTATTCGCAGCGTACGAATCAGCGTACGATTCATGTCCGATTAGTCACGTCGATTATCGTACGCCCATCCATTCCCCTATGTCCGAAACGTCCGATTCACCCCCTAAAGGGGAGGTGAATCGGACGTTTCGGACAAGGGGATGGAGGAGATGGGCGAATCGGACGGCGGGCCGGACGGTATGCGGGATGCCTATTTATATTTCAGGAGGAAATACCGTGGCGAGAAAATTACCGAAAAAACCGTGCACGTATCCTGGATGCACAGAATTAACGGACGGTAAATCCTCGCGGTGTGGCGATCACGAACAACCGGCGTGGAAAAATACCGCGAGCGAAACGGGCCGGCGGAGAACCGGGCGATGGCTCCAGCGGCAGCGCGAGGAACTGTTTCGGCACTCCCCGTTGTGCGCGGCGTGTGAGGCGGCGGGACGGGTCGAACTGGCGACGATTCGGGATCACATCGTGCCGCTGGCTGAAGGCGGCTCGGACACGCCGGAGAATACGCAAGGGCTCTGCCGGGCATGCAGTGATGCCAAGTCGGAGGCGGAGCGTCAGAGGGGCTACGAGCGGCACCCGGGGCGCCAGCGTGACGGTACGAGCCGGCAGCCGGACGACGGGCCGCGGGAAATGCCGATTGGCCGATCCTGTTCGGAAAATATCGACGGAGGGGAAGGGGGGTGAAAATTTCGTGGCGTGGCGGAATGGAAACCGTCGCTCCCAGGCAAATTTTCGGTTCCACAATGCCGGTGCAGTCGGCGCTGAGCTTGCGAAGCGTCCGCGTTGACGCAAATGTTAGAGCGCAGGTAACTACGGAGAAAGAAATGAAAGCCAGATTCATGATTGAAGCGCCTGACGAGATTGAGGCAACCGTGAAGATCACCATGTCGGTGAAGGAGTGGACGGCTCTGCGGGACCAACTCGAAAACAAGTGGCCATCCTCGCGGCTCGGCTCTGCGATTACGCAAGTTATTTCCGAGGCGAGGAAGGTCTATTACGCGCAGGATCAAGACGCGCTCTAACGTCGAAGGTAACCGGCTGCCCGCCTCTGGCGCGGCCACCGAAGGAGAAGAAGGTTGAGCGACCACAACGCGCGAACGAACGCTGCTGGCGGGCAGTCCGTGTTGACCGACGGGTTGGGCTGCATGCCGCGCGTGCTTGACCCCTGCTGCGGTAGCCGGATGTTCTGGTTTGACCGCGAGAACCCGGACGTCGTGTTCGGAGACCGGCGCAGCGAGACCGTGACCGTGACCGACCGCTCGCACGGCCGCGAGGATGGCACGCGAACGCTGTGCATTGAGCCGGACGTGATGATGGACTTCCGGGCGCTGCCATACCCGGAAGAGAGCTTCCACCTCGTAGCGTTTGACCCGCCGCATTTGGTGCGCGCTGGCCCGCGCTCCTGGCTGGCGGCGAAGTACGGGAAGCTCGGCCAGGACTGGCGCGACGACCTGCGCGCCGGCTTTGCCGAATGCTTCCGCGTGCTGAGGCCTCACGGCGTGCTCGTGTTCAAGTGGAACGAAACGCAAGTGAAGGTGCGCGAGGTCTTGGATCTGACGCCAGTGCGGCCACTGTTCGGCAACACCTCCGGCAAGAAGGCCGGAACGCACTGGTACGTTTTCATGAAGCCCAACGGCTGAATTCACCGGAGGACCAAAGCGCAGATTTGGGCCGTCCGGTGGAATGTGGAGTTAGGTTTCTGTGCCACGAAAACGCTTGACAATGGTTGATTATTGCGCCACAATAACTACACCATCAACGAACGCGGAGCGCAACATGAAAACCACCTACTTCTACGGCGACCTAGCCCGCTATACCGGCAAGACCATGACCATTCACGGCGGGATGTTCTACGAGATCGAAATTCTCGAAGGCCACCTGAAGGGTCAGCTCAAAGTTACGCAACGCGCCCCGAAGTAATGGAGGCGAAGATGAAAACCGAGACCCATTTCCGTTGCATGAAGTGCCGCGTAATTCTCCCGCTGGAAGAGCGGGAGAACAAGCCTTGGACCGGCTGGAAGGCCGATGGCACCTTGACCAAGGTGGACAACTATTGTTGCCCGGATTGCGGCAGCAATGATCTTGTGATTCGCGCTCCTGGCGTGGATGCGATTGCCGCATGACCAAGGCCGAGAAACGACAGCCCGGCCGTCCTGCGCTACCGCCTGACCAAGCGCAGACGGCCATGATTCGGGAGCGGGTGACGGAGGCACAGAAGGCTGAATACGAAGCGCGTGGCGGGAAGGCTTGGCTTGTGCGCGAGCTGGCCAGGAAGCCGCGGAAATGAAACCTAACGTAGAGGTAAGCGGACTGCCGCGAGATAAGGGTAAATGATGAGCGAAAGCGCCGTTTCGGCAGGTCCGCTTGACCGCCTTGTTATGCCGGTTTTGCATGTGGTGCCGATAACACTGGCAGAGGCCAAGGCGTTCGTGGCCGCGATGCGCCGACACAACAAGCCGCCGACAGGCTGGAAGTTTGGGGTTGGGCTGCGCCAGGGCACCGAACTGGTTGGCGTTGCTACGGCTGGGCGACCCGTGGCCCGGTGCTTTGACGACGGCCTGACCTTGGAAGTTAACCGCACTTGCACCGATGGAACCAGAAATGCCAACTCGATGTTGTATGGGGCGATTTGGCGGGCGGCGAAAGCCATGGGGTACAGGCGGTGTATTACCTACACCCGGCAGGACGAAAGCGGGGCATCCCTCCGCGCTGCCGGTTGGGTGAAAGCGAAGGACTTGGCACCGCGCAAGAACTGGGCCGAAAGCAGCGTGAAGCTCCGGGACAAGCGCGATGCCACCGAGGAAAGCGGGGTTGCTCGAACCCTGTGGGAGATTCGGGCTGCGTCGCATAACGTGTAGTTCAGCAGCGCCGCGCGACGGCGCTTGGATAAACCTGCGGCGCTTCACGGCGTCTGCTGCAACGGAGGGTTAGAACCCATGTGCAACTGCAAGGACTGGTGCCGCGACTGGCAAGAAACGAAGGGCGGCAAATACCCACCGGCTGACCATGCGCCGGGGTGCGAAGACTACAAGACGGAGCGATTTTCTCGCGTCGAGCACGACGGCACCGCGTGCGTGATGGAGCCGGCCGAGGCTGAGGCGATGGTTGCGGAGAGCGACTGCGAATACACCGTGACGCCGGTATTCCTGACCCGCGACCAGTTCGAGCGCATGGGCGAGTTTCAAGGGTTCTAACGCCAGCTTCAGCGGCGCCGGTACGGCGTCCGCTGCAAGCGATAGTTAGAGCGCGGTGGTAGAACTTGGAGAATTTGAAGATGGCAGCAACACCCGAAGAACTGGAAGCACTGGCGAACCGGATTGACCACGAAGAGCTATGGCGCTGGCCCGGCATGGACCGCGACAAAATGACGCCTGAGCAGAAGGACCGCCTGATGGCCGGCGTGTACCTGCGCCGCTATGCCAGAGACCGCGGCAACATGCTGGAGCAGCTGAAGGAAGGCGCCGAGTACATGCGCGGAATGCGGCTGGAACGGGCGAACCGTGGAACTGACCAGCGCGGATGCGGCGACCACGCATGGCACGCTGCCTGCAACGCCGAGAGCGACCGGCTGCGCGAGAACGGCGGCGAGTGGCCGCGAGTGATGTACTCGGCAATGAAGATCAGCGACGAAGTGCCACGCATGGTGCTGCTGTTCCAGTACGAGCGCGAGCGCGGCATGCCGACCAGCTACAAGATGTGCGGCCACGACCCCAGACCGGCGATGCCGCTACCCGACAACCATTTGCGCTGCGGACTCGGCCAAGAGTGCCGGAAGTGCGAATACCTCGCGGCCATTGACCGCAGCGAGAGGATGACGCCGGAAGCGAAGGATGAGGCGAAAGCCTGGACGTGCGCGACGCATTTCCTGCTGGAGTCTGAGCCCGACGTGTTTTTCGAGGGCATCTTGCGCGACAAGAGCGACGACGCTTTCGACGACCGGCTTGCCGCGAGCTTTGGTGCGGAGTGATGGAGCGCTCTAACGTCGAAGTTCAGCCGCCGCCGAAGGCGGTCGGCTGCAACGTAGTGTTAGAGCGCACGGCCGACAAGAGGGAGAACGACAAATGAGCTTTGCAGACTGGAAGAAGCGCAGCAAGCGATACCACTCCATGATGGCCGGGCATGGGATCGGGAGAGCGGACGCGGAAGAGGTTGCGCAAGCGGCATACAAAGCCGGCGAGCGCGACGGGCGCAAGCAAGTAGAAGCGATTGCGGAGAACTGCGTCGGGCTGGCTGTGCTCGCCGAGCGCGAGGTTTGCGCAAACATCTGCGACCACGAACACGGAACGGCTGGGGATGCGGCGGACAAGATTCGCATGCGCTCTAACGACTGAATTCACCGGGCGCCGGAGGCGATCCGGTGCAATGTGGAGTTAGGTTTTTGTGCCACAAATAATGCTTGCGCACCGCTAATTGTTGTGCCACACTAAATGCACGATCAACGAAAGCGGGAGCAAACGATGAGCACCAGCAAAGCGGTCAATTATGTGCGAGCGAGGAATGGGAAAGTGCGGGCGGTTTGCCAGTGCTGCGGAGCGCAATCTCGGCCAGGTACGCCATGCAGCGATGGCGAGCCTGACCTGTGGAACATGGCGCGCGGCTGGTCAGAAGCACCGTACCCGGTTGATTGCGAGCATAGCGACGGTTCGCACGGCTCGACATACACCTGTCCGAAGTGCAACAAGCGGCTGCACGCCGGAGAAACGCTCACGCTGCGCGAATACCTGCGGAGCGCGAATGACTAAGGCGGCCCCAAAGAAGCCACGCGGACGCCCCGCACTGCCACCAGAAGAGGCTCAGACGGCCATGATTCGGGAGCGGGTAACGGAAGCCGAGAAGGCGAAGTACGACCGCCTCGGCGGTAAAGAATGGCTGCGGGCTGCGCTCAAGCGTGCCCGAGAAACCTAACGTGTGAATTCAGCGGAGGGCCGTCAGGCCCGTCCGCTGCAACGTGTTCATCGCCGGATTCCGTCGGTTAACGCCCCCTCCCCCGGGACCCGCCTTGACATAACCCCCCTACATCTAGTATTAGGCATCCGTCTACCCACTAGATGGATGCTGCGATGCGCCGGCTACCGACCAACGTCCTAGAGCTGCGGGGGGCGTACAAAAAAAACCCGCAGCGTCGCGCCGCCCCGGCGCCCTCCGGCCCGCCTGCACCCGGGGGCACACCTGCACCCGGGGGCTTGCCCGATCTGGAGCCCATTCCGCCCGATCACATGGGGTGGGAGTCGGCTCTGTGCTATGCCGAACTGGTACGGGCCGCCCCTCCCGGGGCCCTGAAAACTTCGGATGCCTTCGTGGTGGAGATGGCCGCGGTCCTGCTGACGCGGTTCCGCGCGGATGGGGCGTTCATGGAACCGGCTTTGCTGAACCGGCTGTTCGTGATCCTACGGGCTCTGGGCCTGACGCCCACCGGGCGCGGGGAGGTCATGCGCGGTCTGCCCGTGGCACCAAGAGCGAACGCGTTCAGAGGGCTGCTCTCACGTGGCTGATTGCCCCCACGTCCAGGCAGCACTCGATTATGCGCACGGTGTAATCGACGGGGCCATCCCCAATTGCGCGTGGGTAGTCCGCGCGTGCGAACGGTTCCTGAACGACCTGGCCGAGTCAGACACGCCGGGGCACCCGTACTATTTCGACGTCGACGAAGCCGAGCGCGTGTGTCGGTTCATCGAGGCTCTGCCGCACGTCAAGGGCAAGTGGGCCGCGCAACGGCAGATGCTGATACTGGCACCGTGGCAGTCGTTCATCGTGTGCAACATTTTCGGATGGCGGCGTCATAAGGACGGCCTGCGCCGTTTCCGTTCGGCATACTTGCGAATCCCCCGCAAGAACGGTAAGTCAGTACTGGCCGCGGCCATCGGCCTGGCGCTCTTCTGCGCGGATGGGGAACACGGTGCGGAGGTGTACAGCGGTGCCACAACGGAAAGGCAGGCGTGGGAGGTGTTCCGGCCGGCGCGGCTCATGGCCGAGAAAACGCCGGACTTGCTGGAGGCGGCCGGGATTGAGGTACTGAAAGCTTCGATGGTTATCGAGGCGGACTTCTCGCGGTTCGAGCCCGTCATTGGAAAACCTGGGGACGGCGCCAGCCCGCACGCGGCCATTGTTGATGAATACCATGAGCATGCTGTACCGGATCTAGTGGACACGATGCAGACCGGCATGGGCGCGCGAGAGCAGCCACTGCTGTTGATTATCACCACCGCCGGGGACAACCTGGCAGGCCCATGCTACGAGCATGAACAGGGGGTGAAAAAAATCCTGGAGGGTGTCATCGACGACCCCGAGGCGTTCGGGCTGCTCTACGGCATCGACGACGCCGACGACTGGACGGACCCGGCCGCGCTGCGGAAGGCGAACCCCAACTACGGGGTTTCCGTGTTCGAGGATTTTTTGATTGCGCAACAGCGGGCGGCCATCATGACGCCGGCAACACAGGCGCGGTTCAAGACCAAGCACCTGAATGCGTGGTGCGGCGCTGGTTCGCAGCTGATCCCCCTGGCGCACTGGCAGCGCGCAGCGGACCCGCTGTTGATGCCGGCGGACCTCGCGGGGTGCGAGTGTTTCGGGTCTCTGGATATGGCGTCCAAGATCGACCTGTGCGCTGCCAGCTATACATTCCGTAAGTATCTGGACGGAAAGCCCCACTACTACCTGTTCGGCCGGTACTGGCTTCCCCAGGAGACCATCGAGGCCCCTGGGAAAAACCGTACCAGCTATGAACGGTGGGTGCGCGAGGGGCATCTCACCCCGACCCTCGGCGCGGTGGTGGACTTCGGCCTGATTACCGAGCAGGTGGCCGCGGACTTGCGCACCTACGGGGCCCGGGAATTCATCTTCGACCCTTTCAACGCGCAGCAGGTAGCCCTAGATGTGGGGGAGATTGTCGGCGATTCCCTAGATATAGTAGAGTTCCAGCAGAAACCGTGGAATTTCGCCCTGCCGGTTGACGACTTCATCGCCGCCCTGGTGGACGGGCGAGTGCACCACGACGGGAACCCGGTCACCACGTGGTGCCTGTCGAACGTTGTTGGGAAGCCGAGCACGAAGGGGCTGCACTCACCCGTCAAGCAAGCGGCGGATCAGAAAATTGACGGGGCGATTGCCATATTCATGGGCATGTCGCGGGCTGCGGTGCGGAGCGAGGAAGACAAGGGGATATCTGGATGGCTAAACAACCCCGTCCTGTAGGCGGGTTGCTGCGGCGCTTGTTCGGCGGCACGAAGGCCGCCGGGGGCCGCACGTACTCGCTCACGGACGAAGCGTTTATTCGGCGCATCCTGGGCGTCGATACCGACGCGGGTATCACCATCTCGGAGGATACGGCTCTCCGCCTGACCACTGTGTGGTCATGCGTGCGCCTGTTGTCGGAGACCATCGCGGGCCTACCTTGGGGTATCTACGAGCGGCGCAGGGACGGCACCGCGGTTCCGGTCTTGGACCATGAACTGGCTGGCCTGCTGAACGGCAGCCCGAACCTGTGGATGACCCCGCAGGATCTGCGCGAGGCGCAAGTATCGGCCCTGTGTCTCGCGGGGAATTCCTATAGCTACGTGGAGCGGTCGGTCACACGGGGCATGCCTACGTCAATTACCCCGGACCCGACGATTACGGCGCGGGTGCTGTCCGACGGGACGATGGAGTACCGGCGCGGGGGTGCGCTGCTACCGCAGTCCGCGGTGTGGCACCTCAAAGGGTTTGGCAGTAACGGGTACCTGGGGCTCTCGCCGGTTGGGTACGCCCGGCAGGCTATCGGGTACGGCCTGGCCGCCGAGAGTTTCGGGGCACGGTTTTTCAAGCAGGGTGCGGTGTCTAGCGCGGTGGTGCTGGCAAAGGACTGGCTGGGCGACAAAGAGCGTGAGACCGCGCGGAAGATCCTGAACGACCTTTGGACCGGCTTAACCAACGCGCATAGTGTGAAGCTGCTCGAAGGCGGCATGGACATCAAGCAGGTTACTATGCCGCTTGAAGACGCGCAGTTTCTTGAGACACGGAAGTTCGAGGTCGAAGAGATATGCCGCATCTACCGGGTGCCGCCATATCTGGTCATGGCCCAGGATTCGGCGAGTTACAACAGCTTGGAAAAATATGCCGAGGGGTTTTTACAATTCACGCTCCTACCGTACCTGACGCGGTACGAGCAAAGCTTTGCCCGGGCGCTGCTGCCCGTGGAACAGCGGGGCCGGTATTTCCTCCGGTTCGATGTGGACGCGCTGCGTCGGGCCGATGCGCCGGGCCGGGCCGGGTTGTACTCGGTGTTCTTGCAAAACGGCGTCATGTCGCGGAATGAAGTCCGCGTGCGCGAGAACTTAGCGCCGTCCGATGACCCCGGCATGAGTGCCTACACCGCGCAGGTTAACATGGCGCCGGTATCACAGATCGGAACAGGGGGTGAGGCATGAAATTCTTGTCATGCGAAACGGAGTTCAAGGCGGACGATGCGGGGGAGTTCTCCGGCTACGCGTCAGTGTACGGCAACGTGGACCGCGGCGGCGACGTGGTGCAAGCCGGGGCGTTCAAGGAGTTTGAGGCGAACGCCGATGGCCGCGTCGTCATGCTGTGGCAGCATCGTTCGGACCAGCCCATTGGCACCGCGCGGGTCAAGAGTGACAAGCACGGCCTCGCGTTCGAGGGGCGCCTGGTCTTGGAAGATCCCCGTTCTCAGGTGGCCCTAGCGCACATGAAGGCGCGCAGTGTGCGCGGCATGTCGTTTGGGTACGACGTGCTGCCGGGCGGGGCGGAGATTACGAAGGGTGGAGTGCGTAAGTTGACCGCGCTTAAGCTGTGGGAAATTTCGTTGGTGACGTTCCCGATGAACGTGGCGGCCGGCGTATCTGCGGTCAAGACCATTCGAGAATTTGAGGAATTCCTGCGGGATGCAGGGTTTAGCAAGACCCAGGCGGTTACCATTGCTGCGGGGGGATTCCGCACGATGTCGGGACGGCGGGACGCTGCGCCCAGCCTGGCGGAAGTTATGCGGAACGAATTCAACGCTTTTTAAAGGAATGCAAGATGGAACCCGATGAAATCAAGGAAGTGCAGGAGGTCTTGAAGCAGGGCCTCAAGGACGTGAAGGATCAGACTCAGCAGGCGATGGATCAGGCCCTGCACGAGGTCAAGACGCTTTCGGCGATCACCACCAAGACGAACGAAGAGCTGGTCAAGCTCGGAGAGAAGTCGACCGAGCTGCAAGCGCGCATCCTGGACGCCGAGCAGAAGGCCGATGCCGCCCTGAAACGCCACGTCGAGCCGGAAGCCCGCGGCGTCAAGACGCCCGGTCAACTGGTGGCGGAGTCCGACGAGTGGAGGGCCGCGGCCGCGCTGGGTTCGCGGGCGAAGGCGATGGACGCCGTTGCTCTGAAAACGCTGTTTCCGAGCAAGACGGCTATCGTCAACGCCACCGGCGCCAGCCAGCCCCTGGTCCCCGCGGATCGGGTGGCGATGGTCATGCCATCCGAGCGGCAGCTTACCATCCGCAGCTTGATCCCCACTGGGGTCACGGGGTCCAACGTGGTGGAGTATGCCCGCGAAAACGTTTTCACAAATTCCGCGGCGCCGCAGTATTCGAGCCCGAACCGTGAAAACGTGGCGAAGGCCGAATCGGGCATCACGTTCACGCTCGAATCCGCGGCGGTTATCACCGTGGCGCACTGGATTCCCGCATCGCGCCAGGTGCTGTCCGATGCCGGCATGCTGATGGGGTACATCGATAACCGCCTGACCTACGGTCTCAAGCTGGAGGAAGAGGACGAAATCCTCAACGGCGACGGCACCGGCGGCACGCTGGACGGCCTCATGAACCAGGCCACGGCGTATTCCGGCGCGGTGTCGGGAGACCAGCGGCTTGATACGATCCTCCGGGCGCTGCTCCAGGTGACCACCGGCTCCGAGTACGTCGGGGACGGCGTGGTGCTGTCTCATGTCGATTGGGCCGAACTGCTGCTGCTCAAGGACACGCAGGGCCGTTATCTGTTCGGCGACCCGTCCATGCAGCGCGCCCCGATGGTGTGGGGCCGCCCGGTGGTGCCGACGAACAGCATGGCCACGGGGTCGTTCCTGGTGGGAGCGTTCCAGCTGGGCGCGCAGGTGTGGGACCGGGAGGATGCCAACATCCGCATCAGCGAATCGCACAGCGATTTTTTCGTGAAAAACATGGTGGCGATCCTGTGCGAAGAGCGCCTGGCTCTAACGGTCTATCGGCCGCTCGCGCTGGTGACGGGCACGTTCTAACAGGGGCGGGGTTGGGGTCGGTCTGTGGGGCCGGCCCCCTTTTTCCCCGGGGGCGTTATGCAAATTGCAATGCGAGTCTTGCGGCGCTACGTGGGCACGGAAGGCAAGCCGATGCCGGGGGACGTTGTGCACGTCACCCCGCAGCGCGCGGCCCGACTGGAGGCCCGCGGGCAGGCGTGCCGCCTGGTATCCGCCCCGGCGTACCGGTGCATGTGGGAGCGGGCCACGGTGTGTATCGTCGCGGGCGGCCCGTCCCTGGTGGAATCGGACGTGCGTGCGGCGAAAGCGCGCGGCTGGAAGATGCTCGGTGTGAATGATGCGTATCGCATGCTGCCGGAGCTGGACGCGCTGTATGCGTGCGATGGGAAATTCTGGCGTGCGCATCATGCCGACTTGCCGGCGGGTCTGCGCGGCAAGTGCTACACGCGGGACTCGGAGGCTGCCGCGCAGTACGGCCTGCACCACGTCCCGTCATCGAACGGGCGGGGCCTGTGCCTCGATGCGGGGCGTATCCATGAGGGTGGAAACTCCGGATATCAGGCTATGAACCTGGCATACCATGCCGGAGCGTCCCGCATGGTGCTGCTCGGGTTTGACATGCGGAGGGGCAAAGGGGGCCGCAAGCACTGGTTCGGTGACCACCCGGCGGGCCTGAACGTTGAATCTCCGTATGACGTGTGGATCGAAAAATTCGGGCCGTTGGCGCTGGACCTGGCGCTCAACGGGGTGGAGGTCATCAATGCGTCGCGCGAGACCGCGCTACGGTGTTTCGAGCGGAGGCCCCTTGAGACCGTTGCTGATTGAGGGCATGCACGGCCTCGGGGACAACCTGTATCAACGGGCGGTGTTGCGTGCGCTCGGGTGGGAGGGGGTGTATCTCGCAACCCCCTGGCCGGAGCTTTACGCCGATATGCCAATCAAATGCGTGCGGCCGAACACGAAGCTGCGCACGCAGGGCAAGAACGTGAGGCGCCAGCCGGCGTCGTCCTGGCACGCCGCCCCCGCGGGCGCCACGGTGCGGCGCTGGCACTACGCCGCCCGCAAGGGGGTGTCGATCACGGAGGCATTGCTTGACGACCTCGGCGAGGCACGGCGCCCGGCGGAGTTCGTTCCGCCCCCGGTGGGGGCGTTTACGCCGGGCGGTAGCCCCTACGTGTTTTTTCGGCCCGCCACGATTCGGGCGGAGTGGCGGGCGGACGCGCGCAACCCCGACCCTCAGTACCTGGCGCGGGGGGTTGCGGCGGCAGTCGAGGCGGGGCTCCGGGCTTACGGGTTCGCGGATCTGCATGGCCGCGACGAATGGCTCGCGCCAGGGCCGCAGCCGCGGCTGGACGGCCGGTGGTATGCGGGGGAGGTCCATCCGGCGGATCTGATGGGGGCGTTCGCGCGGGCCGCGTGTGCAGTCGGCGGCCCCGGGTGGGTCGTGCCCGCGGCCCTGACGTTTGGCACCCCGTTGCTGCTGGTATTCGGAGGGTGGGGGGCGGATAACGGGCCGGAGCGGCTGTTAGGTCCCCTGGTCGGGGGGCATCGGATTTTCCCGGCGATGCCGGATGAATTCTGCCGTTGTAGTTCGTGGGGCCACGCGTGCAATAAAACCATCAGTGGGTTCGATCATGACGCTCGATTATTCGCTACTCGATTCGCTGACCGCCGATCAGCTGATTTGGCTGCCTGACCGGGGCATCGGCTGGTATCCCGTGCGCGAGGCCCCGTATGGCCTAGCGTATTGGGAGCGATACCTGCAAATGGACCAGACTTCCATCGGCGCCCGGCTCACGGAGATGCGCATCGACCTGGTGGAATGCTTCTATAACGGCGGCGTGGTCGACGTTGGCATCGGGGGCGGGCGTTTCGTGACGGAAAAACGGGGTGCCCGCGGGTACGACGTGAATCGATACGCCGAAGCCTGGCTGCGGGAAACTGGCCGGTGGGCGGACCCCTACGCGGAGCCGGCGGGGGCGCTGTGCTTTTGGGATTCGCTGGAGCACATTCACAACCCCTCGCAGCTGCTCCAGTCCGTGCAGTCCTACGTGTTCGTGTCCTGCCCCGTGTTCCGCGACGCCGCGCATGTGATGGGGTCGAAGCATTACAGGCGGGACGAACACTGCTGGTATTTCACCCGCGAGGGCATTCGGGATTTCATGGGGCGGTTCGGGTTGGAGCAGTGCCATGCGAACAGCATGGAGCAGTCAGCGGGGCGGGAGGACATTGAGACGTTCGTTTTCCGGAGGGCCGCGGCGTGAGCCTAGTTCGACTGACACAACCGGCGTGGGAGCCGGTCACCGTGGCCGAGGCGTTTACGCATCTCCGCGTGGATGGGTACGGCGAGAGTCCGGCGCACCCCGACCTAGACCTGATTACCTCGATGGTCACCGTGGCCCGGGAGTACGTCGAAGACCACTGTGGGCTGTCCGTTTCGCCCTCGGACTGGCGGTACGCGCTGGACGACCTACCGGATACCATTGTCCTACCGCTGCGGCCGGTGCGGAGCGTGGCGCAGGTGACGTACCTGGACACGGACGGCGTGCGTCAGGTGCTGGACCCCGCGTTGTATGAGGTCACATCGGAAGGCCACGTGGTGCGGTCCTGGCAGGCGGATTACCCGGAGCATCGGCACTGGCCGGACTCCGTGCAAGTCGATTTCACGGCGGGCTACACCGACAGCCTGAGCCCGGCCGACGAGGACCCCCTGCCCCTGCGGATCAAACAAGCCGCCCTGCTGGTCGTGGGCCACCTGTACGAAAACCGCGAGCAGACCATTACTGGCACCACCGTTGCCGAGGTGCCGCTTGGCGTGTGGCAGTTGCTGCGGACGTTTCGGAGGGCGATCCTGTGAGAGCTGGGCGCCTCCGCCATCGCGTGATCGTGCAGGAGGCCGTTGAGTCCGCGGTGGCCTCCGGTGCGGTGGAACTGGCGTGGCAGGACTCGGGCACCGTGTGGGCCGAGGTTGAGCCGCTGCGCGGCTCCCGGTTTCTGGCCGCGCGGCAGTTCGAGACTGCGCAGTCCTACCTGGTCCGCACCAGGTATCTGCCCGGATACCGCACGAATCAGCGGCTGCGATACCTGGCGGAGGGCACCACGGAGTATATGACGCTGGAAATTACCGACGTGATTGATGTGAACGGCCGGCGGCGGATGGTCGAACTCATGTGCCGGCTGGTCGAATCGGACGGGGTGCGTAATGACAAAGACGTGTGACCGATGCGAGCGGGCGCGGGCGAGGCTGGCCGAGATTCTGCGGCTGTTGCGGGCGAAAATCCATGGCCGCTGAACTGAAGGGCGCCGCGGACCTGAACCGGAAACTGGCGGCCGTCGGTGCCACCGGGGAGGCGAACGTCATCCGCGGCATCCTGCGGGCCGCGATGCGCCAGGCCGTCGCGCCCGCCAAGGCGCGGGCGGCGGCATTGAACCGCAGCGGCCGGGCGCATCGCACGTACAAGGGGCGCCTGGTGGCCCCCGGGTTCGCGTCGCGGTCACTCCGCATCGCCGTCACGCGGAATAGGGTGAACGGGCGCTTCCGCGCTGTGATGGGGGTCCGCCGGGAGGCGTTTTACGCCGTGCAGTTTTTGGAATTCGGAACAGCGAAAATTCCGAAAAACCCTTGGCTCAGGCCGGCCTTCGCGTCGGCGCAGTCGCAGGTGCAGGGCAAAATGGTTGCGGATCTGCGCCGCCGGTTGCAGAAAATCGCACGGACGGGGAGGGGCTGATGCTGGGCGCGGACTTTCGCACTCTAGTGCTGTCACTGCCCGGCGTGGCTGCTGTAGTGGGGGCCCGGGTGTACCCCGTGCAGATCCCCGCGGAGGTGTGGAGCGGCAGCAGCGTGAGACCGTGCGTCGTGTACTCCACCACGGCGCGGCCGAGGGCCAGCACGTTTTGCGGTCCGGACTCGCTAGTGCGGGAGTCGGTGCAGCTGGATTGCTACTCGAAAAAATATGACGATTCGGTCGCGCTGGCGGCTCTTCTGGCGGCGCTGCTTGATTTTTCGGGCACCGTGGGCGGGACGTATTTTAATGCCATTCGCTTCGATTCGGAGTTTGACCTGTTTGAGCCGGAACCCGGCCTGTACCGCCGGACGTTGTTACTAACCATTTGGCATAGGAGCATTTGACATGACTACCGACGCGTTCGTTGCGGACATTTTTTTCTACCGGGGCGATGGCGCTAGCCCGGAGGTTTTCACGAAGATTTGCCAGGTGTATGGCATCTCGGGGCTGGGCGAGACGAACAACCTGGTAAAGGCCACCACGTTTTGTTCCGCGGGTAACGAGGAATACATCGGCGGCCTGGCGGACGGCGAGGAAATTACGATCACCGCGAACTACGAGCAAGGTGACGCGAACCTGCTCCAGATGATTACCGACGTGAAGAACCGCACCGTCGGCAACTACCGCATCGTCGCGGAAAACAGCTCTCCGGCCGAGACGTTCGCGTTCGCTGCGCTGGCGCGCGGATGGAAGCTGTCCCCCTCTGTGGATGACAGGAACATGCTGGAATTCACGTTGAAAATCTCGGGGGCGGTGACCGTATCATGATGCTCGCGGACCTGGCGGCTCTGGCCGCAGCGGCGCCCCTCCGGGCGATGGACGTCCCCGTGTCGGATGATGGGGCCGTGGTGCGGGTGCGGGAGCTTACCGTCGATGAACGGGCGGCCTTTCATGCGGCCGTCCGCGAGTCGCCCGCATCGGCGCAGGCCGTGCTGGTCCGGATGGCCTGGGTGAACTCCGAGGGTGCGCGCGTCCTGTCGGAGGGGGCAGACCTCAACGGCGTGTCCCCGGCCGTGCTGGAAGCGATGGCGATGGCGGTGCTGGAACTGTCCGGCCTCGGGGCCGAGAAAGCCACGGGAAAAAACGCCTGACGCCCGAGCAGCGTTTCGACCATCGCCTAGCGCTGGCGATGGGCCGGACGGTGGCGGAGATGCGGGCGACGATGGGAGCGGCGGAGTATGACGCGTGGATCGAATATTACCGGGTCGAACCGTGGGGCGCGCTGCGTGACAATCTGCACGCCGGCATTGTGGCGTCGGCGGTACTCGCCCCATACTCGCAGCGCAAGCCGGCCCCGGGGGATTTCATGCTGAAACCCGCGGGCGAGCAACGGCGGGCGGAGACCATGGGCGTCCTAGCGGCGCTTCGGGCGCGGGGGGTGAGGCGTGGCAGTTGATCTTGCGAAACTGGTCGTTTCCCTGGAGGCCGAAACCGGCCGGCTCCAGACTCAGCTGGACGCGGCACGGTCGAAGCTGGACCGTTTTCAGCGCGGGGCCAGCACCACGTCCATTGCGGTGGGCAACCTCCTGGCGCGGGGAATCGAAGCCGCCGCGAGCCGGCTTACCGAGATGGCATTTAATGCCGTCAACACCGCGGATGAAATATCCAAGATGGCCCGCGCGGTGGGCGCTTCTACGGAGTTCATTAGCGAATCCGCTTATGCCGCGAGCTTGGCGGGAGTAGAGTTCGAGGCATACACCGCGGCCCTGGTGAAGCTGTCGAAAAACGCGGTGATGGCCCAGCGGGGCAGCAAAGAACAGGCGGATGCGTTCCGTGCCCTAGGCGTCGATGCGGGCGAGGTCGCCCGTGACGTGGAGGGCGGGATCGACCTGATCGCGGATGCGTTCGCGCGGTTCTCGGATGGCCCCGAGAAAGCCGCGGTCGCCGTGGCTCTGTTCGGGAAAACTGCGGGGCCTAACATGGTGTCCCTGCTGAACGAGGGTTCCGTGGGTCTCCGCCGGGCGCGAGAGGAGGCGCGGTCGTTCGGCGTTACCCTGAGTAGCGAGGCGGCACAGGCGGCCGAGCAGTTCAACGACAATCTATCCCGTATGGGTTTCGCTACCCAGGGGTTGGTGAACCGCATCGTGCAGGGGCTGCTGCCCACGGTTGCGAATATCTCGGATGCGTGGGTGGGGTACGCAAAAAATGCGTCCGTGGCGGAGGGGATCACCCGCGGCATTCAAGTAGTTCTGGAGACCGTGACGGTACTCGGGGCGGAGACCGCTTTTGTCATTACGTCCATTGGCCGCGAGATCGGCGGACTGGCGGCGCAAGCCGCGGCGATAGCCCAGGGGCAGTTTGCGCAGGCGCGGGAAATCCGCCGGCTGATGGTCGAAGACGCGGAGGCCGCGCGGAAAGCCCAGGACGCGTTCGTTTCCCGGGTGCTGGACCGCACGGCACCGGCTGCCTCGGCAACCCCTGCGGGGGCTGCGGATGCCGCCGGCAAACTGGCACTGGGATACTCTGCCCTAGGCACCGCAGTGAACTCCGCGCAGTCGGATCTACAGCGGCTGGTGTCCCATTTGAAAGAGCAGGAAGCCACGCTCGGTATGACGGCCGGGCAGATCGAGGTATATCGGCTACGGGCTGCCGGGGCCAAGGGCGAAACGTTGGAATGGGCCCTTGGGGTGTTGAACCTGGTGGAGGTCGAAAAGCAGCATCAAGCCCTACTCGAATCCGGCCGGCAGCTGACAGAGGCGATGCGGACGCCCATCGAAGAGCTTGCGTCCGCACAGGCGCGGTATGACGAACTGCTTGATGCCGGGGTCATCAGTTATGAGACCTACGCCCGCGCGGTGCTGGCGGCCCAGGAGGCGTTTGACGCTGCCACGGGTGCGCAGGATGCTGCTGCGGAATCCATCCAGCGCCTGAACAGTATCCTCTCGCAGACCCCCACGGCGCAGCTGGAGCAGGCCGCCCGGGACATCGAACTGCTGTGGGATGCCTACCAGAGGGGGCAGCTCGGGGTCGTCGGGTCCCTGGAGGCGGTACGGCAGTATTCAGAGGGGGTTTCGGTCGTCATGTCGCGGGTGACGGCGGACGTTGAAACGTCGTCGGACCAGTGGGAGACGGTGGCGAAACGTGCGGCGGAGAACATGCAGGACGCATTTGCGGATTTTCTGTTCGACCCGTTCGACAAGGGGCTGAAAGGCATGCTCCAGTCCTTCCAGCAGACCATTCAGCGCATGGTCGCGGAGGCCGTCGCGCGCGACATTTTCAAGGCCCTGATGGGGTCGATGGGCAGCGTGGGGGGCGTGCTGGGCGGCGTGTTCAAGGGGCTGTTCGGCGGCAGTTTCGCGGCCGGCGGGGACCTCCCTGCGGGCAAGGTTTCGCTGGTGGGCGAACGTGGCCCCGAGCTGGTGCTGCCCTCCCGGTCTAGGGCGATCCTGTCCAATTCCGACACGCGGAGGGCGCTGGCAGGAGGCGGGTCCAATGTGGCGGTGACGGTCAATGTCTCCGGGGTTCAGGATGAGGGCACCCTACGGCGTTCGTCGACGCAAGTCGCGGCAGCGGTGACCCGAGCGGTCAGTAAGGGGAGGCGCAATCTGTGAGCTTTTTGGAGACCCCGCGATTCCCGGAGGATGTTTCGCACGGCATGTCCGGCGGGCCGGGCTGGCTGACACGGATTGCTGCCGTGGCGTCCGGGTGGGAGTCGCGCAACGTGGAGTGGGCGGCGGCCCGCGCCGAGTATGACATCGCGTTTGGCGTGCGGACGCAGGCACAGTTTGACTTGGTGCTGGCGTTTTTCCGCGCGGTGCGCGGCCGGGCCCACGGATTCCGCCTCAAGGACTGGGCGGACTACACCTGCACGTCGGCAAACGGGGCGCTGCTGGCGGTGACCGGCTCGCCGGGGGTGTACCAGTTCGGGAAATGGTATCTCGCGGGTGCGCTCTCCGAGGCGCGGGAGATACGCAAACCTGTCGTCGGTAGCTGGGCGGTGTACCGCAACGGGTCTCCGGTCACGGTGGGGGCATCCCCGGGCAGCGTGTCGGTAGACGACACTACGGGGCGCGCGACGTTCGTCCCGAACGCGACTGCTGCCCTCTCGGGCATTACCCAGGCGGACCCCGGCGTCATAACGTCAGTCGGCCACCCGTTCAACAACGGCGACCTGGTTGGGATTACCGGCGTCGCAGGTATGACTGAGATCAACGGCCAGACGGGCACGGTTACCAAGATTACAGCGGACACATTCCATCTGGGTATCGACACGTCGGCGTATGCCGCCTACACCAGCGGGGGCACAGCCTCGAAGTACGGCCTCGCCGCGGACGATCTGTATTGGGTGGGAGAGTTTGACGTGCCGGTGCGGTTCGACACTGACAAGCTGCAAGCGGTGGCGATGGACGAAGGGGCGAGTGGGGCGCTACTGTTCTCCTGGCAGTCGGTCCCCCTGGTGGAGATTCGCACATGAGCAAGAGCCTCGATGCGGGGATGGCGGCGCATATCGCCGGCGAGGTTACGACGCTGGCGTATTGCTGGCGGGTTACGCGTACCGATGGGCAGGTGTTCCGGTTCACGTCGCTAGACCGGGATCTGGTCTACGGGGGCGAGACCTACCTAGCTGCAACAGGATTTACCGCGGGGGCGGTAGAAAATAACTCCGCCCTGAACGTCGATGACGTGGAACTGGTGGGCCTGCTGGACTCCCCGGCGATCACCGAAGGGGACCTACAGGCCGCCCTGTGGGATCACGCATTTACCGAATGTTTCCTGGTTAACTGGCAAGACGCCACACAAGGGCAGATCAACCTGCGAGTCGGGTGGCTCGGGGAGGTTACGGCGGGCAACGGCCGGTTCAACGCGGAACTGCGGGGCCTGGCGCAGCGACTGCAACAGACCGTCGGGCGCACCGTTACGCCGTCCTGTGACGCGGACCTAGGGGACGCCCGATGTGGCGTAAATCTCGCGTCATTTACCGTGACCGGCACGGTTACTGCTGCGGCTAGCCGGCGGGAGGTCACCGTGAGTACACCACCGGCTAGCGTCGGGGGCGAGATTACGTTCACAAGCGGGGGTAACGCGGGGCGCAGTGTGGAGGTCAAGGCCATATCTGGTTCGGACCTTACGTTGTTCCTGCCCGTACCCTATGACATTGCGGTTGGCGATGCCTACTCGGTGACCTCGGGGTGCGATAAATCGACTGGGACGTGCTCCGGGGTGTACTCCAATCTCATAAATTTCCGGGGGTTTCCGTTTATCCGGACTACCAACGAGCTCATGCGGGGCCCGGTATGACCTCGGCGGCGGACGTGATCCGCGAGGCCCGGCGGTGGATCGGTACGCCCTGGGAACACCAGGGCCGCAGGTTGGGCGAGGGGGTCGATTGTGTCGGCGTGGCGATCGGAGCCGGGGCGGCCCTGGGGCTGGTCGAGCGGGATTACCGGAGCTATGCGCGCACCCCGGACCCTAGGGTGCTGCTGGCTCACATTTCGGCGTACTGCGAGCGGGTCTCTACGCCGGAGCCGGGGGCCATCGGGCTGTTCCGGTGGCGCCGCGACCCGCAGCACGTCGGTATATTCGGGGACAGCCCGGAGGGGCTAACTCTGATCCACGCGTGGGAACGCGTGGGCCGGTGTGTAGAGACCACGTTTGACAGCAGGTGGCGGGTGCGCCTCATGTCCGTGTGGCGCCTGCGTGGGGTTGAGCCATGGCGCAGCTAGCCCTGTCCATTGTCGGCGCGGTAATCGGCGGGGCCATCGGGGGCCCCTGGGGCGCGCGTATCGGCTGGCTGGTTGGCGGGTACGTTGGCGGCGCGATCACCGCGGAATCGACAAACGTGCAGGGGCCGCGGATCGAGGATCTGCGCGTCACAAACAGCACCTACGGGTCGCCCCTCCATCGAGTGTGGGGCACCGTTGCGGTCCCTGGCGTGGTCATATGGTCTAGCGACCTGATCGAGACCGAGCATAAAACCGAATCAGGGGGCAAGGGTAGCAGCGCCACCAGCACCGTTACGACCTACACCTATTCAGTCGATATCGCCCTAGCTATATGCCAGGGGCCTATCCTTGGAGTTCGCCGGGTGTGGGCCAACGGCCTGTTGGTCTATGACCAAGAAGGGCTGGGGGTGGATTCGGAGGTGCTGCCCAACGGCATGCGGTTTTCCACCGGCACCGAGACGCAGGGGGCGAGCGCCCTGATCGAGTCCTACGAAGGGGTAGGCAACGTACCCGGGTTCCGTGGGGTTGCGATGTGTGAGATTGAGGGGCTTGAGCTGGAGAAATTCGGCAATAGGCCCCCGTCATTCCAGTTCGAGGTCGTCGCCACGGACGGCGCTACCGCTACTGAGAAGTACTCGTGGGCGGGGGATACATTCGTCAACCAGGCACTAGTACACGCGCCCCCATACCTAGTTGGCCTGCGATTTAATGGGGAACTGATATTTTACGACCTGGCAACCGGCAGTGTCACAGACACGCTGACGGTGGACGGTCTAGGCATACCAATGGTTCGCGGGAATGGGAAGGCGTCCCGGTATCTGGTGGCGCTGGGTGGCCCGAACAACATTGATGTCCACGTCATAGACGTTAGAGAAAAGTCGCTAGTGACTACGGTTCGGCATTTTCCCGATTCGTTCATCAGCACAGATATTACGATGGGGTGGGGGGATACCGCCAAGACTGCGTACATCTATTCCACTGGCGGCGGGGGTAAGCTCCGATCCATATCAATTCCGTCTGGCACCGCTCTTCCGGTGACCCCCTTCCCCGCGCTATCGGCCATCCCACGGATAGCGCGAGATGACGATGGGAATTTCTATCAGGTAACCCGGGAGCCCACGACCGAGCCGAAGAACACCACCCTCCGACGGCTGGGTGATTCGGGCGGGGTCACGGACTTCGACCTGAGCGGTTACGGCGGCACCCTGCTGAACGTGAAGTATGACATGGGGCGTAATTCTCTCGTCATAGCTACCCCCACGTCAGTGGTTGAATGGGACATCGCTACCGAGGCGGTAGTACAGCAGTTCGCTGCGAGCTACGGTTCCGCCGATGCGTATCTAGTGCCCGACGTGCTAGAGCCCTCCGTGTGGTGGACCCTGGACACCGGTAATACGGATGTCATCGCCATCGACTTGACGGACGGATCGATTAAATACCGCATCGGGTACAGCGGCCTCACGAGCCCCTTTGGCCCCTTGGTTGGCGCGGGCCTCGGCGTCTACTCTATTGACGCGGGTAACCCGGGGTCCCTCATGTACCGCGAGCTGGGGGGGCCCATCCAGTTATCTCAGATCGTTTCCGAACTGGCCGCGGGGGTGGGCCTGGGCCCATCGCGCGTCAACGTGACGGCCCTCACACAGTCTGTGGCGGGGTACGTGCAGACCCGCCCCGCGTCCGCGCGGGCGGTGATCGAGCCCCTGCAACAGGCGTATTGGTTCGACGCCGCCGAGTCCGATGGGGTGCTGAAATTCGTGAACCGTGGGGGGGCGTCGGTTGCGTCCCTGGAGTATGACGGCCTAGTGCGCGAGGGGGATCGCCCGGTGCTAGACGTTCGGCGCACTGGGGAGCTGGAGATACCGCGGGAAATCGGCGTTCGATACATCAACGCTGCTGCGGAGTATGACCCGGGCACTCAATATGACCGGCGGCTAGCCGTAGAGTCAGAGGGCGAGGTAGTTCTCGACCTTCCTATCGTCCTGACCGACACGGAAGCGAAACGTATCGCCGAGGTAAATCTATACCTCGCGTGGCAGGGTAGGGATGCGTTCTCACTGACGCTTCCGGTGGAACACCTGGCGCTTGACCCCACTGATGTGCTTGACATACCCCGTGACGGGCTGCTTGCAACGTGCCGGATTACCCGCACGTCGGTCGGGGCGCACCGCATCGAGGTGGAGGCGGTACTAGAGGGCACGGAGGTGTACACCCCCGCTGGGGTAGGGGTGTCAGGCCGGCAGCCCCCGAGCCGGGTCATCGAGCCACTAGCGTACTCCGAGGCGTTCTTGATGGACGTGCCTCCGCTGCGGGATGCGGACAACACGCTGATGATTTACGTTGCGGCCGGGTCCAGCGGGACGGGGCGATGGCGCGGCGCCGTGCTGTATTCGTCGTTGGACGGCGGCGCCACATACACGGAGCGGGCCCTGTTCACCAGCGAGGCCACCCACGGTGTCGTGCAGACGGCTCTGCCCGGCAGCTACACCGGGAACATCTTCGACTACGACAACGACATTACAGTAACGGTGTACGTCGGGAGCCTGAGCAGCGCCACGGAACTGGCGGTGCTGAACGGCGCCAATGCCATATGGACCGAGGCGGGGGAGATTATCCAATTCGCTACCGCCACACCGAACGGCGGGGGGTCCTACACGCTATCGGGGATTCTGCGCGCTCGGAAGGGCACAGACTACGCACTCGGCGCGCACGCTGCGGGGGAGGCGTTCGTACTGTTGAACGCCGCGACGCTGGTAGCAGTCGATCAGGGATACGGGGAGGCGGGGGTTCCCGAGCTGTATGTGCCCGTAACATCCGGGCGGTCAATCGACGAAGAGACCGGGCAGACGTTCACGTTGCAGGGGAACATCCTGCGCCCCCTATCCCCCGTGCATCTTGCAGCTACACGGAACGTATCCCTGGATATTACCGTGACATGGATACGCCGCACTCGCATCGACGGGGAATGGCGGGACGGGGTAGACGCCGGCCTCGGCGAGACGTTTGAACAGTACGTCGTGGAGGCATGGGATACGGGGTTCACGGTGCTTAAACGTGCCTGGTATCCCGAAGATGCTACGACGATAACCTACTTCGCCGGGGAGCAGACCAGCGATTTCGGGACCCCGCAGTCTGCGGTGGGCTTCCGCATCTACCAACTAGCCGCCTCTATAGCAGGCCATCCGACGGACGCGATACTATGACGACCACAAGCAATCTACTCGTAACGCATATCGAGACCGCGCAGGCGCAGAAGGAAGTCACCGCCAATCAGGCATTCGAGGCGTTCGACGATGCCATCTGTGAAATCCTCGCTATTGACCTGACATCTGGGAATGCCACGGTCACGTCCGCGCAGATTACCCGCGCCCTGCTGCTGGATGTTTCCGGGGTCGCTACGACGGGCCGCACCGTGACGGTGCCGCAGGGCAAACGCGCATTCCTCGTGCGGGCCTCTGCGGGTAACTCCGACCCGTTCAGTGTTGTCCGCGGATCTACCAGCATCGCCATGGCGCCGGGCAGGATTGCCCTGTTCTATTCCGACGGGACGGCGAATGGCCTGGAGGCCGTGGCCGGGTCGTCCGGGGTGTCCCAGCCCTATGACATCGGCAGCATGTATAACGGGTCGCCCACGGCGAGCCTGGTGCTACTGCGCGCCCCCCTCGCCCGCGCGGTCACGTTTCCCGCGGGGCTCACGGGCTCGCAGGGGGTGGCTGGTGTGGCGGCGACGGCACAGACGGATTTTGATATCCAGAAAAACGGCAGTAGCGTAGGGACGATGCGGTTTGCCGCAGCGGCAACGGTGGCGACGTTCATCATGGCTAGCCAAACGGCATTCGCGGCGGGAGACGTGCTTACCGTGGTATCGCCTAGCTCCCCGGATGCGACACTTGCGGACCTGGGGTTCATTCTAGCGGGGACGCGTTGATGGCCGCGCATCGGTACTGGCGCCTCTACCTGACGGTGCAGGCGACCCCGGGGGTGTACCCTTCGCTATCCGAAGTGGTGTTTAGGGACAGCGGCGGCACGCCGATTTCTACAGCGGGGAAAACCCTATCAGCATCGTCAGAGGGGTTTGGTCTCCCGGTGGCCAACGCATTCGACGGCAACAGCACGACGGAGTGGCATGCGGGTAACACTACCCTGCCGGCATGGGTCAAGTGCGACTTCGGTGCGGGCGGGGAGGTCGATGTAGCCGAAATTTTAATCGGGGGCCGGAACGGTAGTGACTACCAGTCCCCGCGGGATTTTGAGCTCCAATGGTCCGACGACAATTCGGCCTGGACGGCGCTGTTCAGCGTGACGGACATTACGTCTTGGAAGGCCAATAACCAGAAGACCTTTCCGAAAAATGCCTTAGCGGACAAAAGCGCGTGGCGCGTAAATGTTTCCGCCGTCGGGGCGGGCACCGCGGTAGGTCTGTCAGAGATGGAGTTTCGCACCTCGGCGGGTGGGGCGGATACGGCTACGGACCCCGAAAACGGCATCGGCTCCAGTAATTTCGGGCAGGATAGCGTCAGCTCCTACAACTGCCACGACGATAATACCTCAACGGAGTGGAGCTCCGCCGCTGGCCTGCCGCAATGGGTGGGCTACGATTGGGACGACGAATCCGCGCACGAGATCGCAGAAGTCATGATGCGCGCCCGCGGGACGCAGGCCACCCAGGCGCCCACCGCATTTACGATTGAGTACCGCAATGCCGCCGGTGCATGGGTCTCCGTGGCATCATTCAGCGGCGTGTCATGGTCAAACGGTGAGACGAAAACTTTTACGGTGCCCGTCTCCGGCGGGGCCGCACAACCCGCCATGATTATTATGACGTGAGGGTAGCCCCATGGACGAGAAAGACCCACAGCTGTGGCACTTGATGAAAGCCGGCTTGTTCGGTTTGATCGGTGCCGCCATCGGCACGGGGCAGGTGCTGACAGAGCGCGACCCCCCGCCGTGGCACGTCATCGTGGGCCGCGCGATCAGTACGGGGGGCATCGCCATGAGTGCGGGGCTTGCGCTAGTGTGGCTGCCCGACCTGCCGTTCCTCGCCCAGCTGGGGCTCGCGTCCGCCCTGGCGAGCCTCGGGGCCTCCGGCCTGGAGCGGCTGGCTATCCTCGTTTTGCGTAGGAAATTCGGGGGTGAAAAATGATCTGGTGGGCCCTGCTGGTGATCGTCCCCATGGTTGCCGCCGGTGCGGTGTTGGCGGCCCTTGGACGTGAGTGTAAGCGTCATGCCCCGGTGCGCCCACGGGATCGCGTTTGAGGCCCGCTGTGCGGAGTGCGTGGCGGAGGCGCTGGAGGTAGAGCGGATGAAACCGTTGGAGTTCGTTGAGTGGCTGCGCGATGGCGCCGTGCGCACGATGCGGGAGTACGGAATCCCCGCGTCGTTCATCGTTGCCCAGGCGGCCCTAGAATCCGCGTGGGGGCGGTCCCGGCTCGCGCGGGAAGCCAACAACCTGTTTGGCATAAAAGCAGGCCCCCGGTGGGCCGGCGAGGTCATTGATCTGCCCACCCGTGAATTCCAGGACGGGGAGTGGGTGACCGTTACCGCGGGGTGGCGCCGGTACGCCGACGTGGCTGCGAGCCTCGCGGACCACGCGCTGTTTCTGTCTCGGAACCCGCGATATCGGCAGGCATTCCTGGCCGGCAGCCCGCAGATGTTTGCGCTCCGGGTAGCGCAGGCAGGGTACGCTACGGACCCGCGGTATGCCGAAAAAATAGTTAGCATCATGATGCGTCACAACCTGTTCGCGCTGGACCTGGAGGGCGAAAAATGAGTGAGCCGCGCCGTAGGCAGATCGCTGTTGCGGTAGCAATGGCAATTGAGGTGGTGGAGGAATGGGCGAAAGATGCCCCCCTGGAGTATGCCGACGTGCTGCGGAAGCTGCGCGAACTGGCCGCACTGGTGCCCCCGGTGGTGGTGGGCGTACCGCCGGCACCTGAACCTGAGCCGCCGGCACCTGAACCTGAGCCGCCGGCACCTGAACCTGAGCCGCCGGGGGCAGGCGCATCCTGGCGCGAGCAGGCTATCCCCGTGGAGGTAAATCCGTTCACATCCTGGGCAGGCACGCCGAATGGCGGGGCGAAACACGTTTGCCTGGAATGGTGCCCCACGACGAAGCGGGTCTATTCCTACGGCGGGGACTTCGGGCACGGCGGGCCATTCGGCCAGCCCCCATCTGGAAAAATCATGACTGTGGCATTGCCCCCCGGTGCCGATCCGAGCGTGCCCGGCGAGGGGCTGCGCTACGTCATGTCGGATGCGCTCCGGCAGGATATGTACAGCCTCGACCCCTATACGGCTGACGGCGCATGGCGCCTGGAGCACCCCTACTGGATTCAGCCCGATGTGGACGGCCAGCCGGAGCAGCGACCCGCGCGGCCGGATCAGGCATCGCTAGTTTGGGACGCCCGCCGGGGGAAATTCTGGGCGATTTACACGGTGTTGCGCACCGAATTCATGGGCGAATTTCTGCCCGACGGCACGCCGAACCGGTGGGCGATGGGCGAGGTATCCATGAGCGCCCCGGCGGAGATGAAGATTGGCGGGGACTACCTGGGCACAGTGCGCCCACCCCCCTGCTCGCCCGCCGGCACATACTCATGGGCGCCTGGGGTGAACGGCGGTAGGGGCCAGTGGGCCAAAGAGACCGCCGCATGCGTCCGGTATCAGATGGGCCAGCCCACTCGATTCGAGGGCGACGTGCTGGTAAGCGGCGCGGGCGACGAACGCATCGGCATGTGGGCGATGGTGCCGGCCGTTGACCGCATGTACGGCATCGGGAACGGCATGCTATTCGCGTTCGACCCGGATCTGAAAACCTATGCATTCTGGCCCGGCCTCCAGCGCGAGGGCTCCACGTACTGGAACGCCTCCGCCAGCTACATCGGCGTCATGGATACGTGGGTGTATTTCGTTTGCTGGACCCGCCACCCGACATATGGGGCACAGTCTTTACTGGTCGGAGTGGATGTCTCCCAGCTCACAGGGCAGCGGGTCCCGCAGGAGGCCATGCGGTTCATCCCCTTGCCATTCAGTTTGGATATCAAGGGCACGTGGGAGGCCACGGGCAACCCCTCGCCGGGGCTCGGTAAGCTGCAAGAAAGCGCGGGTGTTCTCGGCTGTACCCGCGAGCGCCGCATCGCCGTGTGGGCGTCCTATCACGGCCTGAACAACTCCGAAGGCGTTACGCGGCTGGCATTTTTCCACCACGACAAACAAACATGGGAGATGTGCGAGCCGCGCGCGGACCAGACCTACGCGAACGCATGGTGCTACCTGCCGGATAGCGGCGAGGTCATGGGTACGAACACCACCGGGGGCGGGCCGGAGTATAACGCCGCGCGGGCGTTCTATTACCGCGTCCCCACGGACGGGAGTGTGCCGGCACCTGAGCCCGAGCCTCCGGCACCTGAGCCCGAGCCTCCGGCACCTGAGCCCGAGCCTCCGGCACCTGAGCCCGAGCCTCCGGCACCTGAGCCCGAGCCTCCGGCACCTGAGC